CATTTCGGACTCCAACTCGTCCATAATGACGCGCAGATTCCAGAACGGCATCGGGAGATGTTCGGGGAGTGTCTGCCCTTCCCAGAGCCGTTCGACGAGCGACATCCCGAGTTTGCGGTATTGGGACTCCCGCGCTTCCCGTCCAATATCGCCCATTTCCAGATCGGACGCGATTTTCTCCTTATCGATCCGTCCCGTCCGCTCATCGAGATAGAGCACACTGAGTGGCGACTGGAGGTGTTCGCGGATACGCGCTTCGCGCAGAGCACGAAGTTCGGGAACCAGGCTCCCTCGTTCGACGGTAATGGAGTAATCGGTCCCGGATCGCAGGATTTCCGAGGCTTGAAAGGTAAAGACCTCATCGCGCAGGCTCTTGTCGGTGTAATGGAGTGTGCGAAAGGCCGGATAGTACTCTTTCACCCGATTAATCCGCATTTCCTTCACTTTGGCGAGGCGTTGGCCGAGATGTTGGTAGAGATTGCCCCATTGCGTGTCGATAATCTCCTGGAGCATCGGGACGGCCATCGGCCCGCGCAACTGGCCCGGAAATTTACTTTCCGAGAACAAATCAATACCGCCAGCGATTTCTCGCATCAATTTAATGGTGAGATCGACGGATTGCATGAACCACGCGGGCAACTGGGGCGGATCGCGGCGTTGGATCATCTTCACGCCGGTTTCACTCAGGCCCCCTTCAATGGGGGCGGGGTAATCGGACGGAATATCTTCGCGTTTGACGGTCGGGCCGAGGAGTTCATCGGCATAAATGGACGCATTGGCCTGTTCCCCGAGTTGGGACAGGCGTTTATTGAGAAACCGCTGCGGGGCGATCAAATCGGAGAGATAATCGGTGCTCCAGAAGCTGGTCGTGGTCGGTCCCCAGTGATAATCGACCAGGGGAATGGATTCGTAGGGACTATCGCCATCATGCAGGATTTGTTCGCCGGGAATGAACGCGGAATACTTTCCGCGGGGATGTTTGGCGGAAATCGGCTGAAAGCGTTCGACGACGACGGCTAAATCGGGATCATTCTTCGTTTGACTACCCTGAATCCGGGGAATGAGGTCTTGAAGATGCACGGAGCCGGTCGGATCGCCACCCTGCCGAATATCGGTGCTCAAAATCCGTACTTCTGAGGCATCTTTGATATTTTGGATGGTCTCGGCGCTCACGTCATAATTCGCTTCAATCCAGCCCATCGTGCGAATTTTTGCCACATAGACGGCCTGATCGGGGCTGAGATCGTCGATCGATCGGACGGAGGCGTCCACAAAGACCTGAAGGGGGCTCAGAATCTCGCTACCCACGTCCCCGGCGAGGACCATATCCTCGACAACCTCGAATCGTTCGGCGGGGGCGCCCTGGAGCAACGCCTCCTGCCGCATCGACTCGGGGATGACTTCCCCGCTCTGCACATCGGTCCAGACGAGTTCATTCGTCTCGGGATCGAAGCTCGGCATCGGTTCCATCGTGGCATCTTTGACCCAGGGGACGTATTCAAACGCCACGCCCCCGACGGCCATCCACCAGAGGATTTCCCAGGTACGAGACTGTTGATCGAGCTTTTCGTCGAGTGCGCGGATGAGTTTATTGACGACTTCGGCATTCCCGACCGATTTCGGGTCTTGTTTATCGGCGCGGGCCTTGAAGACGGGGGCGATACTACTCAGTCGTCCCATCATCTTATGCAGCATCTGTCCGGCGAGATTAAAGACCAGATAGAGCTTATTGGGGTCGCGGGTACGGGTAAAGATGGCGCGTTTCTGGCTCCCGATCCAGTGTTCCCCGGAGGCGAAGGCCAGATTGGTCAGAATACGGAGTTCGACGGACCCGACGTTCCGGGCCTTTTGGGCACGGAGCCGATCGTAGTCATCCGTATAGGTCGTCAGGTTCTCGTCGCGTGGCATGGCTTAGACGAGCGGTGTCCGCTGCTGGGGGCCTGGTGCGGTGAGCGGCATCCGCTGCGTGGGGCCTCGTGCGGTCGTCGGCATCCGACGGGCGAGTCCTGGCGCGTCGGGTGACGGGGAGGGTCCGAGGGGGGCACCACCTGGCTGCTCGGTCTCGACCACCTGCACCTGGACGTTCGGCATCGCCACCTGCACCTGCTGCGCGAACAGGGCGGCCTGCTGATCGGATCCGTCAGCATACGGGAAATTAATAATGACTCGTGGCATTAGTGGGCTCCTAGATGGGCGTCGGGGACGGCATCGACGTCGAGGGGCTCGGGGGGCTCCTCACGGGGATCCCCCGGACTTATCCTGATCCTCCGTTCCAGAAAATCCATCCGGTCCTGCAAAGTCTGGATCTGGTCGTGGAGGGGGCTCAGCAAAGGCACGCCGAGCCACGTCTGCAAATGTTTGCGGATCTGATCCAGCATGGGCGGTCATCTCCTGATAGAGCGCGGCGAGGGACCGGGCGTCGGTCTGCCCGTTCGGGCCGTGTTTGGTGAGCGAGAGCGTCTGCATCACGAACTGCAGTTGCCGTTCGAGAGCGTCGAGACGTGTCGTCATGGAGGCGCGAGTGCCCATTAGTGTCCTCCTAAATGTGTATCGACGGGCGGGCGCCGCACTTTTTTCCGCAGCGGCGACCCGTACCACTGGATGGTTCCCGCCTCGGGGATCAGCGGGCGCGGGGTCCGAGGGGCCTGGCCGCGGGGGTGGCGCGAGAGGACGTGTTCCACGCAGTCGAGGGCATGGTCATTCACTTTCACGCGCTCATATTTCCCGGCGGCGGTCGCTTGATCGGGCCACTGGGCGGCTTCGAGTTCATAGGGGACGAGCGACAGCCACGGGGCGAGAAAAATCTGGTCGTGCTGAAAGTATTGCCGAGTGGCTTCGGTGCGGACTTCGCGTCCGCGCTGATTGGCGAGCAACTGGAGGCCGTGATGGCGGCATTCCTGTTTAAACTGGGAGTTGCTATCGACCCAGGCCAGCGGTCGGGTCTGCCAGAGCGCGGCCATGCGGCACACCTCATCGGTCCACCGGACAATGGAACTCGCGTCATCGAGTTCCGGGGTATTGGCGACGTAACGATAATTCGTGCGTTCGTCAAGCACGTAAGCGGTCCCTTCGGGCGAGACGGCCACGACGACCGCGGCACAGTAGGTCCCGGTATCGGCGCCCAGCGTCACGGCCCAGTCGTGCGGAAGTTTCAGGTTCTCCTGCACGGCGCCCCGTGCGTGATTATGCCACAAAGTGGGGTGACTCGTCAGGGAGAGTGCGCGGGTGCCCCGCTGATAGTTATAGACCCGTCCCACGTAGTCGCCGAGGGTCCCGAGATAGGCGATGGAGAATTTTTCACGGGTCAGGAGCTGTTCGTCGCGGTCCATGGCGGCCTGATCGAAGCTATAGGGATTGGTCTGGGCGTGAATCCCGCAGTGGCACGCCCATTGGGGAAAGCCGGCGTGATCGTGTCCATGGTCGTGAAAGACCTGCACCCACGGGCGGTCGGGGGTAGTCGGGAAGATGGCGTAGCCTTGCCGCACGCGCAAATTCTGCGAGACGGAGGTGAAACATTCGATGCCGGGGAGTTGGTAGGCTTCGCAGTAGATATAGGCATCGACTTCTTTGCCTTTGAGCGATTCCGATCGTTCCCAGCTCCGGGCTTCGAACCGCGCCCCGTTCTCAAGTTCCAGCCAGAGGCGACCATCTTTCGGCCGATTTTGGAGCGATCGGTAGCCTTGATTCAGGCCGCGTTCGCCGCACAGCGCCTCCAGGAGATAGTCGAATTCCGGGGCGCACATATCGTATTCGTTCCCGACGAGGTAGACGAGGGCATTGGGCACGGCGGCAAAGGCGGCGGCCCAGATCCCGGCCCCGGCGGATTTCCCGGATTTATACGCCCCGAGTTCTGCGACGACTTTGGCCCGACCCTGGGGACGCGGGGTCAGGGTGCGCGTGACGAGCGTGGTATCGGGGAGGCGCACCTGGATGGTCCGGTCGGCGGATCGCGGGGGGATGTCGGTGAGGAGATCCCCATCGGTGGCGGCCCACCAGGCGGCTTGGTGTTCAAAGGGGATAAAACCGATTTTTTCGCAGAGAAAGTGTCGAAAGGCGGTAATGAGGTCATCGCGCAGGGCGGGCGGTGCGGTGGGGGCAGCCATCAGGGGCGTCGCCGTAATTCCAGCAGCAGGGCCGCGGCGGCCACCCCGACGAGCGTCCCGGCTTCGCCATCGACGGCGATATCATAGTGTGTGGCTGTGAGCACTTGGAGCGCCAGGAGGGTCCCGCAGATCACCACGACATGCGCGAAGCGCCAGATGGGGGCATCGGGGCGCATTAGGACACCGTGGAGGACGTGCTCTCGTAGCGCTGCAGCAGATCGTGATAAAACGCCGCCAGGGGTGATTCTTTCCCGGCCATCCCGGCCACTTTGGCTTCAATGGCACTCCGACACGTATCGGCTTTCAGCTTCGCGGCGCCGTCACAGGACGCATAATTAGTCGTCCACAAAAAATAGGCCATCTCGTTGTAATGTTTCCGCAGGGAGACATCGAGCCGCTGGTCATCCCCGAGGTGGTGCCAGGGCACCCCGCCACTCTGGTGTTCGATCGCGGTCAGCACTTCGGGCTGCATCGGCCACGTCGCTTCCGCCGCGAGCAGCACCTCTTCCGACGCCTCGTCCGGGCAAAAATACGGCACGACTTCCGCCACGGGTGCCCCGGAGAGCACCATCGACGCAAATTCCGTCGCTTCGTGTTTCGTCAGTCCCTTAGACACGGACCCGCACCCGTCGTCCACTCGCCGGGAACCGCACCGTCACCTCACACCCACACGCCTCCGCATACCGCAAAAACCACCGCATCGTGCTCGACCCTCCCACGCCACGCTTCTTATAAAAATACTGATACATCGTGCCCGGCCGTATCTCCAACTTCGCACACACCGCCGCAATCGTCAACCCCGCCCGTGACCGCATCTCCTGCAGTAACGCCCCAAACTCCGCCGGGTTCGCCCCCAACGCATAATCCACCACCACCGCCTCTACCGACCGATCCTGTCCTATCGGAGAAATCCTCTTCATAGTCACTGAGTCTATGTCCTGGTCATCCGGTGAGTCAACCCCCTTCCGCAATGTAGCGGGGGAGAAGGGTGTTATTATCTTAATGTAAAACCCCCCTGCCCCCCCCTATCCAGCCCGTGCCTACTGATCGTTTCACGTGGAACAGTGAATCAAACGATCGTTTAAAATATACGTGCGCTAGAAACAAACGATCGTTTTAAACGTACGTTCGTTTATCTCAACCCTTGAAGATAGACAAACATCATAGGTCAAACGACCAAGCCTAAAACGATTGCTGAATACGTACGATCGTTTCAAACATACGTTCGTTTGCAATACTCACGTTCCTGATATTCGAATCTCGAGCTTATTGAATAAGGATGTCGATAGGTATCTTATAGTGTTGACTTTGAATATAGGAGTACGCTAGAATAGATTATAGGCATGAGGTGAGGATTAGGGATTGAAGCGTGCCTAATGTATTGACGGCTGGAGGGAATTGGCGAATGCCCACATATAAGGCACGCGTACATTTTAACTTTAATCGAGCGAAGCGAGACCATCGCGGGCTTTGGGTGGTCCATAGACTCCCGAAACGGAAAGTGGACTGGTACGCCAATGCGGTACTCCTTGAGGGACCGATACACTTCCACCACGGAAGCGCCAAGCAGATCGATCCGATTAGGCGTGGTGGTCCCAAGGCGGTTGTTGCCTGGATAGAGGGCCGCGTCACGCTGACACAAGCGCCGGCAGATAGTGCGCAGCGCGCTGCCGCAGCACAGTACCCGACCCAAGAGAGCCCGTTTCTTCGGCTACCACCATGGAAGCGAGAGCAGTACGCTCAGCAGGCGCAATGGGTAGAGGTGCACTACAATCCCCGAACCTTGAGCCACTTCCATACGCAAGGCGGTAAGCGTATTGACCACGCCCTCGCGGTCTGGTTTGCCAACTCAACATCGACACTGACCTGGGATAGGAAGCACTCGACGGGAGTAAGAAACTTTTGTTATGCCCGCATTGCCTAAGCCTCCAGATCGCGGAAAAAAATCTCAAGGTATGAGGTGGATACGATCTGAAAAGAGACTGGGCCTGTATGTCACACGATCAGACCATCGGGGACCGATCTGTATCTGGTGCCTACGGTCTAAGCGTGAGCACAATATTACGCTCACACTAGATCATGTCGTGCCCTACTCGCTCGGAGGCACTAACCTGGTGTCCAATTTAGTTGTCGCCTGTAAGGTTTGTAATTGCCAACGAAAAGATCGGTCTATACAGAGTTTTGCTGAACAACTCTGTGGGATAGGACCACAAGCACAAGCCATTCTCCAACGGATCGAAGACTCCAGAGCGATCCCCCTCACGCGATCAGACGTCCAAGACGCAAAGGCACGGATCGCGGAGGCTGGTGGCTTTACACAAGCATGCCGTGCACTCTGAGTGATTAATGGAGGTGAAAGAACATG